AACCTTCAAGACGCTTTTTAATCAGATGAAGAGATTTGTTGAGATATCAGAAAGTGAGATACATGATATTATAGCCTTTGGCTGCAAGAACGTATATTTCAAGGCTCACATAGCCTATATCTTAGGGCTGAAAAAACATCTTAGAAAAGGATTTGTTCCTAAAGAAGTAATAAGGATCATATCTCCTCGCCAACTATCAATGGACATTACACATAAGCCCACAGCAAAGACTAAAGCTACGGGGGCATTACATTTTAATGCTATTCAGAAAAACACTCCATTACATCAAAGAAATAGTGAAAATATATCACTTATAAAGAGAATAGTTGAGGCTTTAGGAGGTACTGACGAAGTATCGAAGCGAATGTTTTGTACTCAGAGAGTAGTGCGAAATTGGAATGTAAAAAAAGAAGGCGTTATTTATATCCCGCCAAGGTACATAAACCATCTAATGTTAGTTATTAAGGAGGCAGGATTGCCTATTTTAAAAGAAGATTTAGTTGAAATGTTACCTGAAGAAAAGAAAGATCAGTGCCTATAACTTAACCCACTTACCGCTTCTAATTTGGTCAGTAATTTCAGTGGCGCGATTGCCTACTTGTCGCGCCCATTTACTGTCCATCATTTCATCTCCTGCGGCATCGTAATCACCGCATTTCATGAAAGCTAAAGTATTCTTAAATTTCTTAACCGTCCCAATACCAACATTAAAAGTAAAGTTGAGCATCGCGCCTATTCGTGCATCGTTAAGATTACTCATCCAAGGGAATGCGTTTAAAAGTTGCTTTGTGGCTTCTATAATATCGTGCCTCAAAAGTGCTTCCGCCTCAGCTTCTGAAATACCTATATCATCTAAGTTACGTCCGATTCCAATTGAGAGCTTTCCAGAAGTACACCTGTATGGCTTTAGCCTAAGCCCCTCGTGTCGTTTTAATTGGTTGATTAGCGGGTTCATTTCTTAGCTACGCCGGTTTTCTTTTCATAACTACGCAAGCCGCCTAAACCTAGCATACCTAATAAAATAGGCGTAAGTAGAGATGTATCCACTTCAGGAACGACAAACCATATAGCTAATACTTGAGAGATTAGTACGTTATAGGATAATCCTAAGACGCATACCCACCCACAAGCGGGTCTCCATCCACCAATAAATAAAGATCCTGACTCTGCTTCAGCCTTGTTAACTTCAAGTTGCCCCTTCGCTAACTCTTGGGCATGACGTTCAGCCATTGTAGCAATTTCGTGAGCCAAGGCATTACGCTGATCTTTATCAACGATTACCTTGCCAAGTAGTTTGGCTATTGGAGATATTAACTTGCCTAACATTATTGCTTCCCTAGAACCGCACCCAGTATCCATCCTATTATAGCACCTAATACCATTAGTCCTGCGCCGATACCACGCCACTTATTCATCTGTGCTGACATTGCCTTCACATCTTGATTGATTACGTCTGTAGACTTTTGCAAAGCTTCAACCGAAGCCTCTAATCTACCTATCTGTCTGTTTAACTCGCTATCCATTAGAACTTGCCTTCCCATACTCTAAAAGCTGCATTATCAGGATCAGCTAATTCACGGGCAACTACTTCTCTCATTGCATCGTTATCGCCGGCATTTACGCCCCATTTCTTACCCCATTCAGCCCAAACTTTCATCGGTATCATACCAACTAGCTTGTTCTCACCCATGCCTGTGTGTCCCATTGATCTTAATTGGGCGGTTCTTTTTAATACGGGCGTATAATCATGGGTCTGCTCAATAACAATCTTATCATCGTCAGTTATGTGTATTTTTTCACTTATTTTTGACATGGAGAAATCCTTATGGGTTTATAAAAAAGGGGGCAGTCAGTGCGAAACCTAGCCGCCCCCTAATTATATCAGCTTATGAAGTTGTATTGTCGAAAATACCACCAGAAGCTTTTTCGTTGCGACTGATCAAAGTCAGTTCAGTTACAACTTGACGTTTCTCACTATCACCAGTTTTAGCAAGTGCTTGGTTTTTAGTGCCACGAAGAAGTCCACATGACCACATATCGTTCTGCATAATGAATACATCACTACTGCGATTTTCACGAGTAGGTTTGAATTCCACAGTCCCAAATGGTGTCACATAAACAGCTAACGATTTAATAACTTTTTCATCACCGGCTTGTACAGAAGAACGCTGATTGTTGTTACCTGTGAAGCCAAGAGCGATATTCATTTGATAAGATGAAAGATAAACACTATCAGGCTTGCCACCTGAAGACCAAATATCTTGCATTACATCATCAAACTTAACTTGGGTAAAGTCTGTTGGTGCGCCACTGTCAGTACGAGCATCAGTACCGTCACCAGTTGGGTTTGCGCCAGAACTAGCACTAACGAAATTGACGTTAGTTTTAAGCCAAGCAGGTAGTCCCGCAAGTTTACGAGCGGCAGTGCTAGAGCCAACAACACGGGCTTGGTTAGCAAAAAGAGCTTTTTCAATGTCAAGTTTTTGCTCTTTAGCAATCTTCATAACTTGGTAAGCCATTTCTTTAGCACGACCGGCTTTGTCAAGATTGTCTTCAGTCGCCGCAACAACCACAGCATTTTTAAAGATTTGCGTGTAGTTTTGTAGGCGAGTTGTAGAAGTTCTTGCTTCAGCAGTTGTGTCATCACCCTCGATGTGAGCATTAACAGCAGAAGAGCGAAGTGAGTCAGTCTGCCATTCATGTAGTGTGTTTGTAGCTTTTACTTTCGCACAAGCTGTGTAGAATGGGGTCTCTTCGGGAGATACATCATAGATGACGTCCTCAAGATTTTCTTTGATCCCTTTGGCATCATATGAGTCGAATGTATTTGTTGGTTGGGCCATAATAAAATTTCCTTTTTGGGCATTAACCTATTCTAATAATAGCGATGCAAAATCTTCAAGTTTTCCTGATTTTCTTGCTGTCGCCTTTTGTTTGTTCCGAATAACTTTTTGAGGTTGCTGTCTAGATCGTCCTTTTGGCTTGATATTTCTAGGCGCATCAGGCTGTTTTTTAGCCTTTGCGTTACCAGATTTTAAGTCACGCCACTTTAAAGCATCTGCAAGAACGGCTATAGCTCTAGCGTCTGTAATTGCACCCATTTCCTCTTGGCTGTATCCATAAGTATCTACCCCTGTTTTTACAAGTCTCTCTTTAAACTTTGGGGCTTTTTCCTTATCTGCAAGTTCAGGTACAAGCTCTTGAACACGGACGGACTGCTCTTGAAGAAGGACATTTTGAGCATGTGTCTGCATTTGTGAACTTTGTTCTTGAATTCTGTTAATTTCACCTTGCTGAGTTTGATACTCAGAAAGTTGATTTTCATAACGAGATTTCTCTTGCATATAACCAATTGGATCGGTTTCAATTAAAGACTGATCAGGAGCTACAGGGGGGGGTTTTACACCTTGCTCTTGTAGAGACTGTACGGTCTGTATGAACTTCTGTTGTTCGGCTTGAAGTGTATGATAAATGTTTTCACTGTCCTTACGGAGAGTGGCGGCATCTTGCATACCCTTCTGGATTTTTGCTTGCCCAGAATAGGAGCGTTTTAGCTCATCGAGATTAACCGTTTGCTCTTCACCATCTACTTTTACGGTGTAAGAACTTTCTTCTGGTGTCTCATAAGCATCGTCTTCATCGGTAGCTTCGTCCGTTTCGTCAGCATCAGATGATACCTCTTCGTCTTCGCCTTCCTCTGCGTCCGCTTCTTCTACGTCTGCTTCGGTGTCGGCACTTTCAGTTTCTTCAACCTGATCGGCCTCTTCTACTTCAGTCTCAACTTGAGGTTCATCTGTAGATGGTTCAATAAGGGCTTCTACTGCTTGTTCGATATTAATCGTTTCCACGATTTCTTTCCTTCCGTACTTCGAGTTTTCCATCTACTATGTAGGTCTGGATTTGACTCTTCACTGATTGGAGAGCAAGTATCATACGATGAGCATTAAGCACATCGTCATCACTTGCACCCGCACTAACAAAAGCGTTAGTGTAAGTTTTACTGAGAGCTTCAAAAGCCTCAAGTAATACCGTATCGCGCATCAAGTTTTCCGCTTGGTGCGCTCTCGCCATCTTATCCATTTGGCGTTAATCCCATCATCTGCTGATTGTGTGGTCTTGGGGCGGCTTGCTCTGCCTTCACCCTAGCCACGTCAACATTAGTTCCGTACTGACCAACAATCTTGGCGGCATCAACCAATAGGTCTTGCCCCATTTGATCACGTTTTAAGTCGTCATCCATAGACATTTCGTGTGTCTTACGTTGGTTTTCCATTGATGCTTTTTGCATATCAACTTGCGCTCTAGTTTGAGCCTTCATTTGCTCTGTCTGCATAAACGCCATATTAGGATCGCTCGCGCCACCCTGCTGTTGTTGCATTTGAGCTTGTTGAGCTTGCTGTTGCATCATTTGCTGTTCTTTTTCTGGTGTCATAGGCATGACATAGCGATCTGCATTGTAAATACCGGCTGACTTCATAAGATCAGCGATAGTGTTTCTAATATTTGTCATTGTAATCAAACCGTTTTGTGGCCCATAATTTTGAAATACTTGCATTTGTAATTGTAACGCTTGTTGAAGCATTGCGCTACGTTCTTCGTGTTTATTATTACCCAAACCGACAGTTGTTACCATATCAAGGTCTGTGGCCCATGATGAGGGATCGACAGGCACAAATTGACCGTCTACACGCATAATTTCATCTGGATTAGGATGCTGATTAGCTAATGTGGCAATAGTCTTAAACAGTTGCTTCATGCCACCCTCTGCAAGTGTTCTAGCAATAAGCTCTGACACCGCAGATGCGGCTTGTACGGCGGCATTAACACCGGCTGCTGTCTGTGAACTCAATGTATCTGCATCCATACCCATAGAAGCCCCTGAGACACCTGTCTTAGATCTAATAACCTCGTCATAGTGTTGGATAGCAGGAAGAGTTGCAGTAGCGGCTGATCCGACTAAAACTTCTCTAACTTGGTTAATATCTTTTGCTCTGATAATCCCGCCAATTTCGGTATTCATGGCATCATCCATATTAACGAGGTCTTCGTTAAGGATAATGCGCGGATTGTTAAGCATGGCAATATTATCAAGTAACCCACGAAGCATAGAAGTCGCCGCATCTTGATCATCGATAATAATATCAGCTAATGAGCGTCCGTAGAAGGTATGTGGTTCAGGATCTACTTCAAAGACGGCAAATGGATTGTAATCACATATTTCATAGTCAAGAACCTCGTAGTCTGTACCACCACAAATAAACTTATACATTTGCGGAACGCCGACACCCTCGATATCCATCTTCATATATGCCTCAGTAATTAGCACTCTACGCATGGACGGATCAATTGAATTTTCAGTATTTCCGTTGTCGTCCCATCCACGTCTAGCAAA